GGAAGCCAAGCCATTGAACAAGCCCACTCATCCACTTCCTTGCCGGTGTTTGGATTGATCCCACGCACCTGAATGAACCAGGCGCAATCCAACTTCCGGCATGGATTGAAGCCATCCAGTGGGCAGTTATGTTTGGCTTCGATCTGCATCAGTCTTTAGTCGCCAAGATGACATCGACGTAAGAAACAGCGAGATTGATAGCGGTGCCGGTGAAGGTGTGATCGTGGGAACCGCCGCCGCCAGTGTTGGAAATAGTTATTCCAGTAGTGGCAGATGCTGTTGTTAAGGAATTATTATATCCTTGAGGCCCACCTGTGGCGAGAGTGCCACCAGATTTGAATAAAAGAAAATCCCCCCCATTACCATTATGAGTATGACCCGGATCAATAACTGTATGCGTGTGCGCCGGAATCTGGCTGCTGGTCAGCGTTGTCGCTCCAACCGTGCCAGACACCGCCTGAGAGGCGAACGCGGTGGTAAACGCCACACTACCGCCAGAACTGGCGGAACCAGACACAACCCGAAGCGCCTTATCGTTGTGCGTGGTAGATTTCGTCCAGCCAGTAGGAGCCGCCGTCTGGGCGAATAACATTACCGTGCCGGATGGGAAGGCATCGACCTTTGCTGTAGCGGCGGGGAAAGTTAAGGTATTATTCCCAGCAACAGATGGGACGGCGAAAGTAACAGCTCCAGAAGTAGCCCCACTTATCTTAAACGTGCCGGTGACATTTTGTGTACCACCAACAGTTAGGGTCTTAGCCGCACCAACATTCAAGCCGACACTCGTGCCCCCACCAGCCGCCGCAAATACCGCGTCCACCAAATCCAAATCGGTGTTCAGCTTACCGCCCCAGCTATCGGCAGAAGACCCAACTTCCGGCTTCGTAAGCCCCAGGTTGGTGGTGGTGGTATCAGCCATTTATTGCACCCTTGTCCATGTCTCAGCGCCATCCGGTATCGCTGTCCAAGTATTAGACACCGGGGCTGCTTGGGTCCAAGCCTCTGAACCATCTGCAATCGGTGTCCATATTGTAGCGGAATCCGCCGATTGGGTCCATATTTCTGTGCCATCTGGAATGTTTGACCACTTGAGAATGGCCGATACTTCCATGGCGCCAAAAGCATCAATAGCCGCTGATCCAGAAACCACCATCTGGCCGGAGACAGACAGGCTCCCAATGCCTTCTATCGTCACCGCGCCCAGGTAAACCACCGCCCCGGAAGCCGTTACATCTGCCACCCCATCTATGGCGACAGCGCCATTCTGGATACGCTGGGCCGTGACGGCTAGATCGCCAACCCCGTCTATGGCGACCTGGCCCGCCTGTATCCGCTGGGCCGCTACCGCCAGATCGGCCACACCATCAATCTGCGCCGCCCCTGCCGCTGTTATATTGGCCGAAACGGCTAAATCAGCCGTGGCGTCAATCGCAACCTGACCCTCAACAATCGCCCCAGAAAGCGCCGCGAATGGGGTCTGGGCGAAGGTTGAGAAGCCAAACATCTATCCTACTCCGCTGGCGCGATTATCAGTTCCCCGGCAGCAACCAGGGCCATAGTCTTCTCTCTTTGTCGCCTTGCTTTTGCTGCCTCTGACATTTTTTTGCGGCTTTCCTCAGACACAATCCTACCCACCGAACATAGACGGAATTTCTCTCTAACGTCTAGGTTTTCAAACCTTTTTTTGGCGGCAGCACTGATGGCGGCCCTATGCTCCGGGGTGTGTGGCTTGCCACGCTTTGCCGCCGCAGAAGCCATCACTAGCTTATAATTACATTTGCCTTTTTTTGCGGTGGATAACTTCGCTCGCCACTCAAGGGTTCTTTCAGCCCTGTGACCAGAGGTTCCTTCTCCGCCATCAGTCATATTGGCAAGGTCGCAATTCTCAAATCGCCAAAGAGCAATTCTCTTTTTTTCCAAATCAAAGGCTTCGGCTTCTGATAAACTGTGCGCGACAAGCCTGACCTCAACACACATACCAAGCCTGACTAGTTTTTCCTGAATAGCTTTGTGATGCTTGTTCCGCCGCTTCATGAGATTGGCTCTGTTGCCCCTGCCTTTGCCAACATAGAAGCATTCCCCCCGGTCGGGCCGCCAATGCTCATAGACGTAAAAATCACACTTCATTAGAGGCTGGAGCAATCACAATTTTGCCCTCCTCCTGAAGCCGAAACAAGTTCTGGTAATCCGTGTTGGCTGGGTCCAATGGCACAAAGCTAGTCACGCCGTTGATGTCAACGCGGATGTTTGAAGGACTACCATTTGAACCACCACAGTATTGAGCATTACTATACATTCTGATTACCCCTTAAAGTTCGGCTGCTGCTGTAAATTGAAATCCTCCACCCTCCTGAACGGCATCTGTAATCAATGCTTTGAATCCTGATGTACCAGCATCAAGTATTGATATTCCAGTTCGGTTGACGCTGTTTGTAAAATCTCTGTAACCGCCAGAAGCGCCAGTATCAGGATTGAATACTACTACTGTCGTGCTACTTCTTTTACCAACAGAAAATCTGGTGGTAAATTCTTCATTAAAACTTGACACAGGTTTAGTAAATGCAATCAAACCTTCAAACCTCAAAGAATCACTACTGCTCCCAGGCACAGTATTTATGTTATAACTTTTTTCATAATACCGCTGGCACAACGCCAACTCCTGCCCATACTGCCGCCGCTCAAATGGCGTTGCCGCAGAACCAGCCTCAAACTGCACGTTCCCAATATCCCATGTGCCGCTAGTCTGCGCGCCAACCGTGAATAAGGTTTCAATACCTGTGGTGGCAGCAGACGGAACGCTGATATTCACCGAATACCGAGTGAGCGTAGAGGTAACAGTGAATGTACCTGTCGCAATTTGTGTCTTACTTGGTGTCCCAATAGTACCAAAGGTGTCCGTAGTCGTGGCGTAATTGGCGGTCCATGTGACCGTTGTAAGCACGGAATTGGCTAGATCAACGGATAGCGTGCATGTCTGCCCAGCCAGATCATAACTGTTCACAGCCTCAATACGCTGGCCCACGCCAACCGCTGTGACCGCCGCTGCGCCGGTAATACGGAACAGATTGCGGTTAGAGCCAGAACCGGATACCTGGGCGGCAGTGACATTAGCGCCAGTGCTATAAACAAAAAACCGATCAACAGCCGGATATCCTGCGCTGGCTGTCGGAACACCTGTGCCAGCCGTTACCGTCGCGGAGGTTGCCCGCTGGGCAATGTACATATTCCCATTGATAATCCGGTTCCGCAGAAAGCTGCTGTTCGGCACCGGGGTTCCGGCAAACGTGGCATTGCCGCTGCTGTCCAGCACGATGTTATTGCTGGCGGAGGATGCGTGCTTGAGGTTGGTTGCGGCAAGCGTTGACATGGTTAGACCCCCAGGGCGACCTTGATTTCATCTGGCGTTGCAGCCGTATCAATCGCCGTCTGCATAGCAGAATACTTGGCCCGAATGGCAGCGCGAGCCGCTTCAGCAGCCACAGCATCAATGCCAGGGATTTGCTTCATGATAATCTCATCATGCGGTTTGAACTCATCCGCACGGGCCGCACGGCGCATATCATGCGCGATGGACTTGGCCTTGGTGATGTCAATGCGGATCATTGATCTTCCTCCACATAGGTCCAAGCGTTACGGAAGGTTCGGTCTGAAGGGATGTCAGTCACATCCACGATCTTGTATGGCTTACCCTCCGGCACATCCTTGGCGGCGATTTCTTCAATCGTCAGGCCGCAATCTGGAGCAGGAATAATGACGGCAACGCCGCCGTCGTCGGTGGGGTAGATGATGCGTTGGTTCATGGTTAGCTCCTGTCAGCGGAAAACGGCAACATTGACAATTGCTATATCTCTCGCAACACCGGAAGCGAGATTCAAAACTTCTACTTGAGTTGTTGATATAACCCGTGAATTGATTAAATCGCCGCCCCATGCACTAGGAAATTCAGCAACAGCAGGGCTAGCGACTGCACTAGCTTTTGCATCTGGTAGGGCATTAGTCAAATTGACTGTGTAACTCCCTGCTGAGTTGTCCGTAATACTGCTGACGTTGCCACTTGCCCTAATCGCCACCGTCCCCGTGCCATTAAAATTCACCCAAGCCCGGCACCCATACGCCGTGGCTACAGAACCATAACCTGAATTGAACGATAAAACACCAGAACTATCCCAAGATGGTGCGCCAGTAGAAAGCATCGCAGGCGTCACAACAGCAGAACTACCAGTAGTCACCACATTTCCAGTAGCGGCCGGAAACGTGGCCGTGTAATCTGTCGCCGTGCTGGGCGTGGTCAGGGTGACGCTGCCGCCACCTGTGGAGTTGAGTTTTACGGGCATCAGGCGACCACCCACGTTGAACCTGACGGAACGGTGACGGTGATCCCGCTATTTACGGTAATCGGCCCCGCCGTCATGGCGTTGTAATTGGTTGGGATTGTGTAATCGGCGGATACTGTGATTGGGTTCACGAAGAACGCTGCCGCTACCGCCTTGGTGGTTTCAATAGAGGAACCAGGGCTGGTTGTGCCAACCCCTAGACGGTTATTAGTATCATCCCAGAATAGATTGCTATTGTCCTGGCTATATACCCCAGACGCGCCAGCAAATACAACAGAGCCAGCAGTAAATGCGGTGGTTGTGCCGGTGCCGCCATTAGCCACAACCAAAGTGCCACCTAGAGAAATAGCGCCATAAGAAGCCGTTGATGGCGTCAGACCAGTAGAACCACCGTCAACCGAAGTAACCGTCCGTGAAGCTGGCAAAGTAATAAAGACATCCTTAGACCCAGCGCCAAAATCAACCGCGCTTCCGCCATTACTGGAAGAAAGGATCGTGGTGCGCGCAAGAGTGGATGGGCTGGTAAAGGTTGCAATACCAACCTCCCACCCAACCCCACTCTGGTCAGCAATGGTATAATACGTCGTGTCGCCTGTATCTAAAACGGAATCAAACGTGCGAAACCGATCAACCGCACCAGCCAGCGTGAAGTTCCCCGTGCCGGTGGTGGTGGACGTTTCTCTTACACGATCCGCAATAACAAACGCCATTTCACCAACCTCTATTCAAGCGTGATGTCGAGATCACCCGCCGGGATACGGAACACATCGCCGGAAGCGATGGTTTTAGAAGCCGTCAATTCGCCATAAGCCAGCATATTGCCGGAAGTCAGCGCATCAAAAACCGCCACATAGGTAATGGTTCCCCAAGACCCAGTTGCCGCATCAAACTCAACCGCGCTGCTATTAGTGCTGGCGTTCCCGCTGGTGGTCATCGTGACCGCCTTGCGGGCGTAGCCATTACCGGAGACTTCCGTGCCGCCACCGCCCTCGCCAGGCGCCGCCGTGAACAGACCAAGGTAGAGGCTCCCAGACGGCGAAGAAAACGCCGTGCCGGAAAACACATAAGCCATGATCTTGTTTTCAAGATAATTGGTGAAGGCGTTGGTGGTCATTAGCCGAAACTCCTAGCCCGCATCCGAAGGGCGCTGGTTGCCATCCGGCTCCGCTCATCGGAAACCTTCAGATCGTTAAGGCACCGCTCATAAAGCGTTCCCCAGGTAGAAAGCCGCTGATCGTCCTGCAAATACGGCGCGGCCTGCAAAAGCGCGCCATAAAGGTACAGATCAGGTGAATCCGTCAGAAGCCAATTCGTCGTATTGGAAACCGAAAGCGCGGGGATCGTGGCGTAATAGGTCAACTCGCCAGTATAGGCAGACCCGCTATCCGGCGCCGGGACAACCTGAAACTGCTGGCCAATCTGCGTATAATAGATCGGCTTGCCGGTGGTCCCGTTAGCCCCTTTCAACATCGCCGCCTGATCAGGAGAAACAAATTCCATCGTCGTGATCGGGTTCGTATTGATCTGGTAGCGGATGCTTTCCAGCCAATCAGCCGGAACGGCGCTGTACTCGCTATCAAGTGTCGCCGTGGCCCGCTCCACCATGCGGCGGTGGCGGATGTTCCGGTTAAACTGGGCCTCCGCCAAGGTGATGAAATCAGGAATAACAGCGGTCAGGTCGTTGCGATTCAAAAAATCCGCAATGGATGCCTGAAGCGAGCTGTAATTATTGAATGCCATCAGAACATCTCCAAGAGTTACTCTTTCGGACTAACCTAATTAACCCCCTAGATACCCCAAACTTATCAGCTAAAATACCATCTTTTTCAACAGAAGTCCTTATCTCTTGAATCTGCAATGAAGATAACTTGAATGCCCTTTTCTTACGCCTAACTGAGTCTTCGTAATTTTTACTTTGGTCCCCCCAATATAAATGTTCTGGGTTTACGCACAAAGTGTTATCACACTTATGTAAAGCGTTCCTTCCAAGAGATGGCCCATGGAATACTTCGCAAGAAAATCTATGCGCTGATATGTATTTTTTACCTACTGTTTTATTAGTTAAAACAAAAACTCCATACTTAGGGTTTGCACTTTTAAGCCAAAGCCAGCACCCAGAATTTGGTTCTGGCATACAAGAATCCATAAACCTTTCTTTGTCAGCTAGAAGGTTCATTTCTTTCTTCCCTGGCGCCACAAGCATGGGCATTTGAGAATTCAAATGCGCCAATATGGCGCACCTCTTTACTTAGGTCATGGTCTAACAAAACCTCAAAGCCAAATTCCCTTGCCGTTCTACAAAAGAAAATGTCTTCCCCTGTGTATATACCATTTTGGTATGGCACAAAAAACCATGGTTTCGGCATTTTCTGGAAAACTTCAGCCTTAATCAGCATCAGCCCCATGCCGATAGCTGCCACCGATTCCAGCCCCGTATCATCCTGCTCCGTATAAACCCGCTCAGTGGTGGTATCGTCGCGGAAAGCAACTGGCTGGAGGGGGAGTTTGCGTGTGCTGTAATTTACCGCCACAATCGCTTCATCCCGCTGCAACAGCCTGAAGATGGCATCCTTTGGGAACCGCATATCAGCATCAATAAACAGGATATGCGTGGCGCCTACATCCAAAGACGCCTGCGCCAGTTCCTGCCGCTGATTGACGATTAGCGTCCCTTGGTTCTGGAACAGAAGCACCCTATCCCTGGTTGCCGCCGTATGGGCCGCAACGCACCGGGCTAAGTCAAAGGCAAACCCGCTGTCCACCACATCGCGGCAGGGGACACAGACTGAAACCGTTGCCTGCATTACACGCGCCCCGGTCTAGTGCGGAAAAACCGATTGTCCGGGTCATTCAGCCATTTCTTCATGGCAACCGGATCATCCACAATACCCTTCATTTTCAAATCATAAAAAACCGCCAGCGGAATGGACGCCACCTTGTTCCACTCGCCATAACGCCCATGATCTTCATTGAATTGGGCCTTATTGGCGTCAACAATACTCGACACATCCTGGCGTTTTTCAATAATCGCCGTGTCTGTGGTGTCATCATAATGCCAGTAAGAAGAAATCCCGCTTACCGGATCAATGTTGAAAATCTTGTCAGCCATAAGCCACCTTTAAGGTGGGGCTGGCAGTTACCCGCCAGCCCCGTTGCCATTACGAAGTCGTCAAGTCAGCAGCGATACCATGCGCGGCTTCCTGGCGGACCATGAGGCCGTATTCGCAAAGCATCATACGCTTTTCAGCGTCGCCGGTCTTCGCTAGGTCCATCGTCTGGATCGGACGAAGGATCGCCGTCGCCGCGTATTCCGGGTCCAAAACAAACGCATCACGTTCGCGTTGGAACCTATTGGGAACACAAGAAACTGCTCCGAAGTCACTAACATAGACATCAGCCGCGCCGATAATCACAGTCGGACGCGGAGTGGCCTGATTGTAGCGGATTTCGGCAATGCCAGCGAAGCCGCTGACGGTCTGCTTATTGAACGG